CAGCAAGCTGAGAGCTGGTAATGCCTGATGTGGTGGTGAATGACACCGCAGAGCTGACCGTGCTCAGATTGCCACTAAAATCAACGTGCTTTAGCCAGGCGTAATACGTTGTGTTGAGCGGCAGGTTGTAATAGGTCACCGTGGTGCCGCTGACCCTGACCTGCTCTGTCGCAGTGGCGAAATTATTGGTCAGGCTGGCATAGAGGATGGTCTCCTTGTAATCCTTGTCTGCACAAGCAGTCCACTTTGCCACGGCCTCATTGTAGCTGCCAACAATCGTCAGGCCGGTCGGAGTAGCTGGGCCGGTAGTATCGCCAAGGATGGTGTAGGTGCTTGTCGCCCAATCGCTGCGGATGCCTATGCCGTTGATTGACCGCACCCTGATGTTGTAGGTGTCGCCAACTTGCAGGTTGGTCGCAAGAAATCGCGGCTCAATGGTGATGATAGACTGGTAAACGGAATCAGCAGAGAGTTTGAATTGCAGCTCGTATGATTCAACAAATTTGTCGTTGGCCGCAGTCCAGCTTGCCAGCACCTCTGGAATGATCGTGCCGTCGTTCTCGACGTAGGTGGTCTCAGTGATTGTGAGTGACGTTGGCGGCTCAACGTCCAGCGGATTTGGCAAGGTTGATGAGGCAGAGGCTGGCCCTGCCACATCTTCGACCCAAGGATAAATTGCCGCAATGTGTTCTTTCAGCCCAACGGATACCTCGCCGCTATCAAGCAGCACAAGATCAGTGACCCTGAATTCTTTGTCCACCCAGCCCATTGATTCATGCGTCAAAGTAACCACATCGCCAATGGCGCATTTGAGCGCGTCGGTTGTCGAAACAAACTCAACAGTCAGCTTGGCAAGGCGAGAATCAAGGCACACGATCCGCGCAAGGTCTCGCGCCGAATAGTAGTCGGTGGTGCCGGGTATATTGATCTCGCCAACCAGCTCGATGCTGTTATCGTCTGCCAGATAGTCGGTGTATTCGGTTGAGCCAGCAAGCGGCCATGTGACGGAATCAAGCTGCCAGTTGGATTGCGGGTTTGTGAACTTCGCCGTCACGCGGTTGTATTGCTGACTCTTTGGCAGGCTGGTGACAGTAATGTCTGATTTAATGTTTTCCAAACTGAACGCAAACGTCGCGGCGTAGTCATCCTCGATCACCAGGCTATACTTGCCATCTGAAAACGGGAATATGCCGCGCATTGAGGCGAGAAACACCTTGACGTTGTTGAACAGCGTTTCACCCGTGTTGATGATGGTATTGACGTTGAATATCGGCTCAGTGCCAGATGCCCCTGTGTATTTGGAGACCGCCGCGTCGCACTTGTCTGCCGCAATGATGAATGCGGCATCATCTATCAGCGCAGAGGCAAGACCCTTGCCGTATCGCGTATTAATCAAATAGTCGCGCAGGCACACTGCTGGGTTTTTGGTGTAGATAGTCGTTGATGTGCGCGGGTCATAGCACTTCCTGCCCTGCACAACGCAGGTTACGTCTGGGATGCCTCCGCCAAAGGTGTCTTGGTCGTAGGTGAAGCGCATGGCGAGGTATGCAATGCCGCGTAGCCGGTGGTTTGAAGTCCAGCCCACACTCGCCGCCACCAGCGTTGCATCGGCTGTCTGTGCGTCTGTGCCCACATATTTTGTGATTGTGACCTTGCCAGAAAAACGAGCGTCTGAACTGATGATCTCATTAATGTAGACATCACCAATTTGATTGATTTCGCCTTCACATAAGGCCAGCACAACGTAAAGGTATGTGTTATCAGATCCGCTGGTGGCCACAAAAACGCGAGTGCCGCCCACCTTGCGCTCGCCGTATATCACTGGGATTGGTTCGACGTTCGATTGTTTGTTGACCAGCGCACCTTGATTCATGTCATTAACATCAAAGTCTTGCAGACCGGTAACCCAGCTCACAGCTTTTTTGATGGCCCTGCCAATCGGCCTCAGTATTTTCCTTTCCAGCTTTTTAAAAAAGCTCATTATTTACGCCCCCATTTCAGATCACTGACAACGCTGGCGGCAAACTGCATACCAAGATCACCGGAGAAGAAATACTGCTGTGAATTGTTGTTTGTCAGCCTGCCCGCCTTGCGCTCAAAATCCGCCCAGTGCGATGCGATTGTGATATTTACAGTTGAGGTGTTTTCGCTTTCGCTGATGTTGAAGCCGGTAATCAGTCCGTCAAATATGCTGATGGGTGCCCCGATCACTGCATCTGCGCTATCGAGGAAAGCCGTTTGCAGAAGCACGCGCCGGTTTACCCAATTGCTTGACAGGAAAATTGAGATAAAGCTCTGGTCAACGCCAGACATTTGCACAGGCAAACTATTGACGCGCAAATCCTCTGTTTCTGATGGGTCTGACAGGCTGATGAAACCGTTTACCGCATTAAAGGTGTTCCCAGAATATGATAGGGTATGCCCGTAGTCGGTGAACCGCAGCACGGTAGAAAACTCAAACGTCAGCAAATGCGCCAAGCGCAGCGAATCATCGGCAAGAATGGCGGCAGTAGAGACATTGATGCTTCGCGTCATATCACTTCCACCATGTCGATTTCAAAGCCGTATCGCTCATAGCCAGACAGCTTATATTGCTGTACGTCGTTGGTCAGGCGCACAGTAATCGGCACGGCGCTATACGTCACGGCCACCCCTGTGCCAACAGTGGTCAGCAAAGGCGGCTCGATGCCAACAGATCCAGCGCCAGAACGATCTGCGGTCAGCATATAAACCTTGGTGTGATTGGCAAATTTTATCAGGTCACCCGCCTTCAGAGAGCCGCTCAGGCCAGCCAGGGTGACTGACGCAGCACCAGCAGACGAGCTGCCGTTCGTTGTGACAGTGCCTGTGGGATTTCCAGAGCTGCTTGATATGATAGGCGGGGCAATCGTGAACGTCTCGTATTGGCCCTTTTGAGCGATTACAAAGGCATAGATCGGCATGAACTCGGCGCGAGTCATTGGGTTGTATGACAGGGTGAGCGCCCATCGCTGGCTACCGATAGAACGCACCTGTCGCCTGCCGGATCTTGTCTCGGACATAAGGTTGGGTTGCACAGAGGCAATTGCTACATTGCTGGCCTCTGGTGATGCCGGATAGGTTCCGCTCATATCAACGCGCCTCTGCCGCCGTCATTTAATGCTGTGTTGATAATATCAATGATCTTGCCACGGCTGGAGGTTAACATATCCTCAAAGCCCAGCGCGTCATTTGTCGATATGCTGAAGCTGACATTTGCCACCTGATTGACGGTGCCGGTCATGGGCGCAGAGCTGAGTGATGAGTTCGGAATCACTTTGCCATTTGCAGATCCCATTGTGAGCACTTCAGGCCCGCGTTCACCGACCACATATGACTCACCAGCACGAACCTGACCGCCCAGAGCGCGGCCTGCAAGCGATTTGGCTGAGTAGCTAACACCGGCAGCAAGGATTCCTCCAGCGGCAGCAGCGCCGAGCGCAGGGCCGATAAACGGAATGCCCGCCAGCGCCTTCCATGCTGACATTGCCGCCGCATAGCTGTCGGTGATGATCTTTGCCGCAGCCTCTCGCTTTTCCTGATTCAGCAAATTCAGGCCAATCGTTGCAGACGCCTTTGCTGATTGTGATTTGTTCGCCAGCAGCATATCGGAGAACGAAATCAACTGCTGGGTCTGCATGGCGGCGGCATCAATCCTTTTCTGATCTGCGGTCTGTGCTTCAATCTCCATCTGCTCCTGCCAGTCGCGGGTCATTCTCAGCAAATCTTCTTGCTGCTTTCGCTTTGCCTCCACTTCCGCAGGAATACCAGCAACGCCGCCTGCCATGCCGCCCAGCTTTATTGCTCTGGTCATGGCACGGGCATCACGCTCGGCCTGAATTTTGGCGTTCTTTTCTGCCTCGATTCGGTCAAGTTCGGCCTGGTGGTCAACAATGCGCTGCTGCTCAGTCGCAGCTCTTTGCTCTTGTCCTGCTGTGACTGCTGCGCTTTCGGCCTTTTGACGTTCGACATTGGCATCACTCAGCGCCATCATTTCGGCGTTGATTGCGTCGATTCGTTTTTGCATGACAAGTTCCATCGTGCTTCCTTGACCAACAGAAGCAGATTGCAGCTTTTCCTCGATCATCACACGTTCTTCAAGCAGCTCGTTGAACTTCTGCTGATCGGTCTGATTCAGCACTGAATTCCATCCGCGCAGGGAGCTGACAATCGAGTCGGCTATTGACGCCGAAAGCCCCATTGCTTGATCCAGACGCCCTACAGATTCAAGCATGAAGTTGCCAAGCTGCACCATCGCGTCACCGATAGTGGCTGGCATTTCTTCGGCCTCGGTGCGAAGGGTCTGCATTTGGCTGGTAAGCGTTTCGATCAGAACGCCAGTGGTAAGCACGCCTTCTTCTGCCATCGAGCGCAGCTCTTGCGTGGTCACGCCAAGGCCATCTGCCAGCGCCTGCACAAGCCGCCCGCCTGACTGGATAACAGTGTTGAAATTCTCGCCAGACAGCTTGCCAAGCGCCAGCGCCTTTGACAGCGCATTCATCACCGACGCCGCTCGATCTCCTTTCGTGCCAGAGATCACAAGCGCGTTGTTCAGCGCATCTGAGAACTCAACCTGCTGGCGCGTGGTGTAGCCCATCTCACGCAGGGCCAGGCTGTTCATCAGGAACGCTTCGGCGGTTTGTTGCAGGCTTGAGTAAGTTGTTCTGGCTGTCTGACTGATCGCTTGCATCGCTTCGTCAGCAGCCTCTACAGAGCCTGTGGCGTTGCGTAAGCGAGAATTGAGGTCAGTCCATTGGTCAGTAAGCGAAACAAGCTCACGCACGGCCAGAGAGCCAGCAATCGCAAGCAATGCGCTCTGCACGGCAGTCAGGCCAGAGCTGACCTTTTGAATTGGCCCAACGGAGTCATTGGCGGCATTCTTGAGCGACGTTCCCCATTTCCGCGCAGAGTCCTGCGCTTTAACAGCGGTGCGCTCAGTTTTCGCCAGCTCGTCATTTGCCGCCTTCAGCGGGCGGGTGTCGGCTTCAAACAGAAGGGTTGCTACTTCAGTGGCCATGTCGGAACCTCGTCTTTGTGCTTCGCCAGCGCCATCACCGATTCGGCTTCCCACCATTCAAGCTGGTTGCCGGTAACGTCCATATAGGCTTTGAGTTCCTGCCAGGTATGGGTTGTAAGCGCGTTGTAAACTTCCAGCGTGTTTTCGTGATAGACAGACAGCTCAGGCGTATTCAGCAAGTCTTTCGGAGTCTTGCCGGTGCTTTTCTCAACCTGCTTGAGCGTATCGTACCGGCTGACTGATGATCCTTCAGGGCTGGCACTGATATAAAAGCACCAGCGCCCGAAGGTCACAAACTCATCAATCAGCCCTTGGTAAAATTTCGCTTATTAGCAACAAAATCCAAAAGCTGAGAGACGATGCCAGGCGACTTGCTGTAAAGCTGAAGCGCGTTTTCCTTGCTGAACTCCCACGGCTCGCCGCCTTTGACAATGCCGCGCCAGCCGATAGTCGCTTCAACCAGCGCGTCTATGTCCATGCGGTCATAATCGAGGTCAGAATCCTTTTTGGATCTTGCTGCCTGCATGATTTCAACGGTCTGTTTGCGCTTTTGCTTGCGCCAGATCGTTGAGTCCACACCGGCCATCAGGATGAAAACGTCAGTGGATTTGCCGTCCACTGGCGAGAAGATATTGCACTCCGCGCCAGCGTCATGGCTGTCAGTTGTCAGCAGGTTTGATAATTCCATGACAATTACGCCGGATCGCGTGTGATAACGATCTGGCTGGTATCTGTCGCATCGTAAAGTGCGATGAAGTCCATGCTGACAGTCACCGCGCCTTCGCCTGAGACATCCGGCTGGCCGGAGTTATATTTGACGTTTGAGAAGTCAAAATCGTAAGTGTTGCCAGCCAAATCTATTAGCTCAAGCAAAATGCTGGATGAAGTTTCGTTGATAAACTTCTCGTAAAGGGTCTTGCTTTCAAAGTAAGTTGTCATCGTGCCGGTCAGGCGTGACTTGCCAATTGAAGGACGATTGGTGGTCTTGCTACCGACAGAAAACAGAGGCTCAAGACCGTTCTCCAGCGTGAACTCGATGCTGGTAACAATCGCAATCGGGGAGCCGCCTTCCTGAATCGAGCCGGTGAAGGAATCAAATGGCTGCACTGCACTGGGCGATGCGTATGTGCTGCCAGCAATCGCAGAGGTTGCCAGCGCCAAGCCTTTGCCGATCACGCCGAAGGTTGCGGAAACAATCGCATTCGGGCTGACTGACAGCGCAAAAGTGTTGAACTCGCATCCAGTGTATCGGTGCCATTCAGGCGTGGAGAGGTCGGCAAACTTGCGCTCGATAGTAAATGATCGGCGCGTAGTGCCAGCCTTCAATACATCAGATGCCCATGTGCCGCACAGAACTGCTTGCAGAATGTCATCAAGGTCGCCGTACTCAAGCTCGGCTGTGATGTCACCGCTGATTGATTGATTGCCGTGTCGGAAGTCCTCGACCTGTCGATCACCGCGCAGTTTCTCAGACTCCAAACCATCCTTCGTCATAGCCAGGTTTGTGCCGGTATGCGGAAAAGGCTTGAAGGCTGGTGTGGCCGGTGTAGTGCCGTAGGTTGCTTCAGAAACAAAGTGAACGGTGTGCTGTGCGCCGTTTGCAATTGGCATGATTATCGTGCTCCTGTAAAGGTCTGATAAGGTATTGAAACTGGGACAAAATAGAACGCCCCGTCTGATATTGCTGGCCCTATGCTGGGCGCACGAAGCCTGATGCTGGTGCTATTATAGCTCAAAACAGTGCCGCGTTTGAAATGATCTGCAATCACATCAGGCAAATCTGTGCGACCAGTGCCTGCTGGGACGTAGATGCTGATCTGGCAAATGCCGTTTGTCTCATCCTTGCCCGTAGCCCCAAGTGACGCCTGCACAGTCTCTGCTGGAATAATGCTGAGTCTGAGGTGCGATTTTTTGGAATTAGGCTCGAACTTCACGTTCGGCCATGCAACGGCTGGACGATCTGTTAATTCATTCATTTTGACCGTAAACGCGGCTTCAATGTCTGCAAAGTAAGTTGCCATCAGTCTTTCATCCTGTTTGCTCGGATTGCAGCAGCGGTCTCAAGCACTTCGATTCTCATCATTCCCTGCGGAGCCTTGAACTTTGACCAGCCATCGAACTCAATTTTGGCGGCATACGACAGATTATTTGACATAAAAAACACGCCTCCGATCTTCAGCCGCTGCCCTTCGCGCATTATATCAGCACTCACGGCGGAGGCATTCTTATCCTTGCGGGTAATTTCGGCATTGATTGGTTCGGATAGCGAGGGTTGCCAGTTGCCGCGCAGCGTCCCCTCATCGACAGGGGTGCGCTTTATGATGCGTGACGCACAACCAATGACCGTGCCTCTGACCATTTTCTCGGCGCGTCTGCTGATGTTCAACACCGCCTGCCCAATGGTCGCCACGGTCACTTCCTCAAATGGAGATAATACGCCAGCTTTTGCTGACTGCCTTGAATGGTCTTGATGTCTTGCAGGCGGTAATTTTCGCAGTTATACGTTACGAGGTCGCCTATTTGATATGACCCCGATTCTGCCAGTAGTATCACATCATCTTCTTGCACGATTTCGCCTGATCGCAGGCTACCTGATGTGAAACGCTCGTACTCTTTAAAGCTAGATACAACAGCGTTGGCCGTATAATACCCTGACCGCTGCACAGGCTTTCCCGTCTCTGGGTCATAGCTCATCTGTCTTTGCCGCTCAAAACGATACTCAGCACCAAACTTTTCAATCAGCCTGGCGGCTGAACTTTGAAGCGGGCTGTAGTCAAATCGGCTCATGCTCTGGACACCAAGAATGCTGGAGCCAGCAGTTTATAAAGCGCCCTGTTGATCGCAATCACAGATGTGACTGAGTTGCTGTTTTCTGCATACTGCACCTCAATCTCGCCAACCTTCTCGCGCAGCGTTCTGCGGTCAATGTTTGCCAGTTGGGAGACGCCTTCTGACTCTGCTTTCACAGATTCAAACACGGCTTTGGTCAGTTGCACCGGTATCTCGTCGTAGTCCAGCTCGTAGCCGTCAACCACAACGCCGACTCGCGGGAATTGAAGCGGCTGCGCTTTAGTGGATTTTTGTCCAATAAAGTGCAGCGACTCAATGTAATCCATTGCACGGAGGATCTGGCTTTCGACCAGTGTTGAATCGTATTCAATGCCCCTTGCTGTTGCCCACGCCTCATAATCAGCGACAGAGACATAAGAGTCTGCGCCTGAGACGATTGTTCCATTTTCAACAATTAAAGTCATACAGTCCCCCTGCAATGGGGGCGGTTGCCCGCCCCGTTTTGCTTGCGATTAGCCCAGCAGCAGTGCGGTGTGTGCAGGCTTGATGACCTCATAGCCCCATGCCAGTGACACCTCGTAGACTACTTTGCGGTAGCCTGGGTAAATCGCCACTTCAAAGGCCAAGCCAGAGCGCGGGTCAACCAGCGTGGTAACGTCGATTGCCATGTCGCCAGCAGAAGGACGCTCAGGCAAGCGGGTTGCCAGAACGATTGCAGAGCGGTTGAACGCCATGTTGCGGGCGCTGGTAGCAATCACGGTGATGGCGCGAGTCGCAACGCCCTGTGCTACGCGCAGGCCGGGAGCAGCGATTGTGATGCTGTCGCCAGATGCAGGGTTTGCGCCCGCAAAGCTGACGGAGGTCACAACGTACTTGTTGGTGTCGTTAGCGAAGGTGATGACATCACCGGCAGCAACAACGCCAGTACCAGCCGTTGCCAGCGGAATCACAGTCTGGCCGACCGTAAAGGCTGCTGATGTGCTTGTGGCAGAAGCCATTGCACCGGCAGTCTGAGTCACGATCTGGCCAGATTCGCGGATGTCCATGCCGCTGACAGTCTGGAACACGCCCTGACGCAGAATGCTATCTGTGCCCTGACGATTGGCTTCCGCTTGCTTACCAAGGAAAGAAGCGCCAGCAGCGGTGTTGATAACAAGCTGGTTGTCAGACAGCGGAGATCCGTTGTCCTTCAGGATTCGCAGCGCATTGCTGGCGTCTGAGAAGTCACCGGCAGTGCCGAAAGGCGTAGTCGCCGCAGTGCCGTATGCACGCGAGAATTTGGATTGCAGACCGGCAAGGTCAGCCTCCACTTCGTTAACCAGCACCCGCAGTGCTTGGGCAAACTGGCCGCGCCAGATAGAGGAAACGCCGGGGCCGGTATTCAGGCCACGTTCTTCCTCGCCGTCCCAGCTAAATTTCACCGCCTTGGCCTTGCTGATCGACACCGCCACGGACGCGATCGTTTGATCTGCCTCTGCGGGAATGGTCATTGCAGGAGTGATGGACGAGCTGGTATTCACAGGCGCTTGCGGGATGTAAACAGACTGGCCCACTTTGCCACGCGCAAGCGAGGCATCAATGGTTACGGCAGGAATCATGCCTGTCAGCTCGCGTGATACCACATCGAGGTCGGCATAAAGGTTGGGCAAAAGATTGGTCAAGGTGTTCGTTGTCATAGCATATACTCCGAGAGTGATTGGATGATTTAATCAGTAACCCTGCCGCCTGACTGCATGAATTTCGCCCTGTCTAAAGGACGCATACCGTCAAAGTCAGCTCTGGTTATCGTTTTATCGCCCGATCCAGCCCCACCGGATGAACGTGCGGCCCCGCCGCCTGTCGCTTGACTGCCATCTACCAAAAACGGGTAATCCGCCTTGATTCTGCTGGTCAATTCATCAAGGGTGCTGACGGTCAGTTGCCCTGATTCGTCCACCACCCTGATCTGATCGTCTACAAGGGTGAGCCTCTGGCCCACTTCCTTTTGCAACAGTTTAAGCCTGCCCACATCTTTAGTCAAACCAGCGGCAATTTTGGCCGCTTCTGTCGTGATCTTTGCCTGCTTTGCCTGTGTCATCATGCCATCAAGCTGCTGGCGCAGTTTGCTGGTTTCGGCCTGCTGTGACTCGAAAAGCTGCTTGTAATCGTTCTTTGCCTTCAGCTTTTCCTCCGCCTCAAGCCTGGCCTGCTGACCTGCTTGCTCTGCTGCTTCCTGCGCCTTCTTTTTCTCGGCCAGTAGCGCGTCGTTGTTGGCTTTCAGTCCCTTCGTCGTTTCTTCAACGTAGGTCTTGAACTGCTGCTCAAGTGTGGTTTTTAACTCTGGTGCGATCTCAATATCTTTCAAAAAGTCCATTGCATTACCTCTGGTTTGCAAGTTGCGGCTCTGCCGCGTTAGATGTCAGCCTTTTGAAAGGCCAACGGTTAAAAACTACGACTCAAGAATTGCCATTTCCAGAAGCCAAGGCTCCACAATGGCTTTGTCTTCGCCTTGATATTGTTTAAGTAAAATTTCTGCGACTTGAATTTTGTTATCTTTCGGCGCTTCGTTTATTTTTGAAATCATCTGATCGACTGTCATTTTTTCTTATCACCTTGTTTAAATATGCTTAAAAGCTCGGGGTGAATCCTAAAATACTGGCTTTCTTGCTGAGTCATATACAATGCAAAAGATTCGGCAATGTATTCCTTTGAGTTCGCCCCAGCATATTTTGAGACCAAAATATCCCACCCGCCAGATAATGGCTTTGCCCTATCTAAGAACGAATCTATCTTTGGCCCAAAATTGCCATCTATTAGATGAAGAACATGACCATACTCATGGAACACAGTTGTTGCTGCCATTTTTGAAGGGTCTGCGTTTGCGCTCATGCTCCAGGCTATGCTTGAAGGCTCTATCTTATTGAACCTTTCTTCGACATCTATCGGTATAGATTTGCGGCCAGCAGAGCCGTATTGTGCAATCTTGTTTTTGGCTTCGTCATAGTATTTTTGCTTTGTTTGTTTATTTACTGATGATTGCTCTGCAAGATTTTTTGGATCTCCAAATTTTAAAGGCGCATGAAATATGCCCTTAACGCCAGTTTCTGGATTTTTTGCCCTGCTAAAGATGGCGGCAT